ATTGGCAAAGACCAGGCGCTGTTTAAAGAACGTCACCGTGGATGGATAGCCAGTGGCTGCTGTAAATGCCGCTGTATTCAATGTCCATGATTTAGCAATAGCCTGAATATTGGCATTCAGCTTGACCAGTACCTCACCGAGCACACCAGTTGCTGAAACATAAGAAGTGATCTTGACTTGGCCACCGTTGATATTGACGATTGCACCCACATGAGATGGAGTAAATACCGCAGCATCACCAGCCGTTACAGCTTCCCAATCCGTGCTATCAATTGCCGGAACCTTTCCTGTATTGTCCGTTACAGCACGCCATGTCTGGCCAAGATAAATAACACGCTCACCAATGATGTAGTTTTCTGTTGAACTCCAATTGGGAAAAGCAGCCGCATTCAGCGCAATAGATTTACCAACTTCTGTACCTGTAGGCGTTAAAGCCACGTTCGGTGTGGTGTTGATCTCATCTACTGGTGCGGTTACGAAAGTGAATTGCCCGAAATTCCAGTTATCAAAGTCCTTGCTACAGACCAGACGATGCACCGGATGATCTCCCTGAACAAAGAACATGCGATAGCGTGAATGTGCCACCTGCACCTGAGCCACTTTGGCCGCTGTGTTATACGGCGTGCTGTCTGTATGGACTACAGTTTGAGTTAATGGATCGTAGACTTGAATCGTACTTATGCCCAAGATCAGTAAAAACGGATTATCCGAGTTCGGAACAAACGGAATCAGGCGAAGTGCACCGGCAAAGACTCCACGAAACTTGGTACCTGGTCTTTTCTTTGCTCCACCTTCCACCAGTGGGATAGCGTTTAGCAGTTTCTTAGCGCCGTTGGCATATTGCTGGATGTCGGTACGTGTCCACAGCAATGGTGATAGTTCACCGCTGGACAGGTTATTTTTAAGAAGCCATTGTTTCATTAGTAGCGACTCCCGATATAGCGAGACTCGTCCACGTACAGCATGTCTTGTGCTGGTCGTTCTTGCGCATTGATCGCTTTGGCACGCTGGATCAGTTCGCGGTATTGCGCATCTGCTGACTGTCCAGCTGCATCACTGCCGGTATTTGGCTTGCATAGCTTTGCTGCCATCTTGAGTGACATGGCTTCAACCAGCATTGAATCCCACGAATCTTCATTGTCGTTATCAAAAATATATTCCAGCTGGATTGCATCGGTATTGGCCAGAATGTAGCGATTCTCTACTTCGTACTGTTCCGTGTTGGCACTCACGATCCGGATGTAATCACGCGGTAAAGGAAAAGCATGTTTATAACCAAAGGCTGGATAAGTGGTCACTGGTGCCAGAATGGTACGTTTCTTTGCACATGACCAAGGATGATCACGCAGAATGGATTTTCGCACCTGGTCATAGATATTCCGGCAGCGTTCAGCACGTGCTGTGTTCTCGTCAAATGAAGCGATATTCTGATCACCGATCAGGCTTAAAGCATGGTTGCAGATAGAAGTTCTGGTTGTAATAGACATAAAAAAGCCCTCAAGTTTTTATGATCTTGAAGGCTCTTTAGTTGTAGTTTGTTGGGTATAAAAAAGACCCGGCACCCCTGCTCAAGAATGCCGAGCCAAAGCCCCTACTTAACGAAGGAAGTCGATTAAGACAATCTTCTGTTCGTTGGCACGTGCTGCACCGTAAGATGCAATACCACCGATCTGTTTCACGTTTGATTTATCAGCGCGGGTAACAATGTCAAAGTTAGAGATTGTATTACGGCCATAGTGTGTTGCACCTTTTGCCACTGCAAAGGTACGACCTTCAGTCACACCGCCTGCACCATCTGCCAGTTCTTCATAAGGTAACCAGATAAAGCCACCCCATTTTTTAGCCACATCACCATCTTGGATCTGCTGGATTGTGTCACGATCCCATTTGGTCAGCTCATCATCCACCAGAATCTGTTCAAGGATTTCTGAGTTGTAGATCATGTACAGCGGCAAGTTGTCACACTGGTTTTTACGGAACAAGGCACGTGCTTTGGCAATCTTGGCCTTATTCATTGGTGTGGCAGATGCTGCAATGGTTTGACCTGCTGGAACTGGTGTAGCTGTGTAACTTTCGCCGTCTGCAGTTTTACGCTGTACCGATGCACCAAGTGATTTATAAATCACACGGTCACGCTGACGATGTTCAGCAGCCAGACACGCCTGCATGTATGGTGAAGTCGGATTTGCTGAAAGCTTCGCTTCATCACGCGGATCGATTGGTACGAATAGGCCGTAATCTTCCATTACTGCTAAACGTGTACCAGCCTCAGGCAAGGACCACTTAGTATCAGCAAATCGAGTGGTCATCTTCTCCATTTCCACTGCGCCAAGATCATTGACTGTGAAAGATGAACCTTGAATCTGGCCGCGGTCATGCGCCAGTACCTGAAGCACTGACTGTGTTTGTTGACATTGAATTTCAAACGCATCGTGAAATTGACGCTTGAATGCGGCGGTAATCATCCCGCCATTTGTAGCCATGTCTTGAGCCATGTTTTACTACCCCTTAATCTGTGTATTGTTTTGCATACCAAGCATCTACACGCTGAGTCACTGATTTATGGTCTGGATGACTTGCATTGCTGAACGCTTCCGACATCATTAATTGTTGAATGGTTTCGCTACCGCTTTGTTGTGTGTTAGAAGGCGGTAAATCTTCCTGA